ACGCGCTAAGATTCAAAAATGATTCAACGACAGTCAGCGAAGATTCGCTCATATACTCAATTTCGTTCAAAGTGAAAGATTCAGGCGACAAAATCGGGGGATTGCTGGATGATGGTACACGCCAATGGTCAAGCATCGTGTCGATAAGTGGGTCAGTTGTGACATTAAATGACGCACTGACCGGGGCAGCCACCAGCGCAAACAGCGTCTATTCTTACACAAGCAAGATTGAGCGCCCGCTACGAGTATTAAATGCACGCTATCAAGACAAGCTAAGCGCGTCCGAAATCCCGACGACTGAGTGGTCGAGGGAAAGATATTTCAACCAAACAGACAAAACAAGTCAAGGGACAGTTACCCAATGGTATTATGACCCACAACTTGCGCAAGGCGTTTTATATGTTTGGTCTACCCCTAGCAGTTCAGACGCCATTTTAAACATAACCTACACCAGACCATTAGAAGTGAACACGACCAATGCAGATGCGCCGGACTTCCCTAGTGAGTGGTTTATGGCTTTATCATATAACTTGGCGGCCATGCTAGGCCCCCGCTATGGCGTCCCACAGCCAAAAATGCAAGAAGTTAAGATGATGGCCGCGGAATATCTAGAGGACGTCTTAGGGTTCGACTCTGAACCCGTGGCGCTATCGATTGCCCCTACCAATTGGAACAGATAACATGCCAAAAGCTCCGATCCCTTTTGTGCGAGGGCTATATCAAGCACAATCAAAACCTGTGGCTAACTTAGAGCTACAGAATTATTATGTAAATATCCCCTCCACAGAGGTAGTAAGCCCCGCGCAGTTATACCCGACAGCAGGGCTTACCCAGTTGGCGAACTCTGGCAATTTTGAAATTAACCGGGGTTCGTGGACAATGAACGAGATCCCATACTTTGTGAACGGGGAAAAGTTACAACGTTTAGACCGCACAATCGATGCCAACGGGGTGGAGACATTCAGCACCACGAATTTAGGCACTATCAGCGGTTCAGGTCGGGTATCTATGGCAGATAACGGCGAACAATTGCTGATTGTTGTGCCGGACAGCAAGGGATACGTTTACACCGTTTCCGGGGGGCTGGTTGAAATCACGGACACGGACTACACAACAACACACGGCCCCTCGCAATACGTTGTTTATGCGGACGGGTATTTCGTCCATTTCAAAGATAAGGTGTTCTTTAGTTCAGATTTAGACGACGGCACATCATACGGGGCGCTTAATTTTGCGGAGGCAGAAACCGACCCCGATGATATCCAAGGCTTGCATGTATTCCAAAACCAACTATATGTATTAGGCCGCCGAACTACTGAAGTATTCCAAAACGTAGGCGGGGCCGGGTTCCCCTTTCAAAGGGTTCAAGGCTTCGTATTGCAAAAGGGTTTACGTGCTAAATTCTCAACGGTCGAGTATGAAAACTCGATCGCGTTCATTGGGGCAGGGCGTAACGAACAGCCGTCAGTGTGGCTTTTACAGGGTCAAGGGTTCGTCAACATCGCCAATGAGTCAATTAATGAAATACTGCAAAAGTTCAGTGATACGGATTTATCACAATCCTTCGCGTTCACGTATTCATTGAATGGGGCGAACTTTTTAGGGTTGTCCTTCCCTAACAGAACGATAGTGTATGATTCCATGGCGTCGAAAGCGGCAGGGGTCAACCTTTGGCATGAGCGCCGCAGCTCAAGCCTTGCGCAGGTCGACAGATGGCGGGTCAATAGCATAGTAGAAGCATATGGGCGGTTGTTGGTCGGCGACACGGAGGGGGGCATTATTGGCGAAATATCAGAAGACGTTCTGACAGACTACGGAACCCCCATAAAACGTATATTTTCAGCGGGGCCAATACCTACACAAGGGGGGTCGATATTTTGGAACTCGATTCAAGTGGTAGTCGAAAATGGGGTAGGCAATAGCGACGCCCCCGATCCACAGTTGCGCATGTCATACAGCGATGATGGGGGGCGTAACTATTCATATGAGCGCTCGAAAAGTATGGGGAAAGTGGGCGAATACCGCCATAAGGTTTTTTATCCTCGGCTAGGTCGCAGTGATATTTCAAGGGTTTTCAGGTTTGAAATGTCCGACCCGGTTAAGTCAACAATTATTAACGTTATAGGTGATGTATATGGCAGCGAATAAACCAGAAGTGATCGCCCCTAATCGCCAAATACCAATAGTGTTTGGCAATGGGGCAATGGGCAATATTTTTGCTAGTTGGGTCAATTCAGTCACAGATTTTGAAATAATATCGGGCACAGGGACGCCTGAAGGTGCAGTGTTTGCAAAGAAGACTAAACTTTATATGGACGAATCAGGATCGGCGGGGAATATTTTGTATATAAAAACTACTGAGGTACAATTAAACACCGGGTGGGTGTTAGTATGATTAATATATCCCGCACTTTAGATATTGGCCTTTGCATGTCCGTCGTGCACGATGACCGCATATGGGCGACGACGGCAGAAGATGGGGCCAATAAAGTGCAGTGCATCCCCGACGTCATAAACGAGTATTGGCTAGCCGTTGAAAGGTTCGGCGAGTGTCTAGGCGTAATCCGTTGCCATGCGATGACTACAAATGTGATACAATGCCATATAAATATATTGCCGGAACACCGCCAACATTCAAAACAAATCGGCCAATTAGCGATAGAATGGATACGCGAAAACACGGAACACCAGAAAATCTATACACAAGTACCCGCTATTTGTGAAAACGTGATCAAATACCTAGTTAGTTTTGGATTTAACGAAGAAGGCGAAATCAAAAACTATTGGCTAAAAGGTGGCAAGCTTCACAGCGTCACAATTCTAACTAAGGATCTATAATGCCTGCATATGTAGCCGCAGCCGTTGCCGTTTACGGGGCCGTACAAGGTCAGAAAAACGCGAAAACACAAGCCAAACAGATTGACCAAGCCGGGGAGCGTTCTAGCGCCCTTGCAGCTCAAGCGCGACAAGATGCCCTAACACTTTACGGGCCAGCGTTTCAGCGCATGTTCGACGCCACGCAAACCGCAAAAGATGAGCTGATCTCCGGCAGACAGCGCACTTTTGATGTGTTGCAACAGGCCACGGGGAACGCTCAGCAGTTTCTAACGCAAGGGGCACAGGCCGCACAGTCAGCGTTATTGGGTCAACCTTCACAGGCTTTCAATGATAGCACTATGTTTCAAGGAGACATACAGCAAGGAGTTGGCCTCGGCGGTGCATTCAACGCTGGCAACAACGCGCAAAACATCGTTAATTTTCAGCAAGGAATAGGCGGCCAAACCGTCGGCGGAAATCTCATTGATCCGGCTTTCTCACAGACTGACCAGCAAATCACCCCGGAGCAATTGGGCGAACAAGTCCCGGTCGGCGCAGGGGAGGCGGACACGGAAAAAAGTAAACAGCCACCATTAAAGGGGCCAATCCGCCCACCAGAAACAGACATCCACCCACCCAAGGCGGGCCGGGGTGCGGGCAATTTTGAGGGGAGTTTAATGAATAGACCACTACCGGGGCCAACTACCGGGGGGATTCGCCCTGCAGCAGGTGTGCCAACTCTAAGCGCTGCAGATTTAGGGACAAACGCGGGACAGTTTCAACAGTTTGACCGTTCACAGATAGTTAACCAGCCAGTTTTTGCGGGTGGCGACCCTAGACTAGGGAACCGCCCAATGGATCAGTTACATGGGGCGGGCGCTATCACACAGCAAACGCGCATCCCTTCACGAAATATGGACGGCACAGCCCCGCAACTAGGGGGAATACGCACGACCGCAGGAACTCCGATAAACACTGACTTTGACCTAGTCCGCCCTGATGTCTCTATCCCCGGTGGGGGTCAGACAATTGGCGGCAATCTAACGGGCCAGTTTGATATGGGGCCATTCCAAGGGAATAATGTGCCTGTTGCAGGCATCATTGACAACCCACAGCAATTAATAGCGACATTGATCCAACAAAACAACCAGCAGCAAGCGTCAAACCTGCAGGGGTTCGATTTAGGACAACAGCCTAACCCATTCGCTAATCAACAGACACCATCAAACATTGGTTTAGGTGGTGCAGAAACCGCACTAGGCATGGGTTTAGCCGGGGCAACTAATGCAATTGGTGGGGGTATCGCGGGCGCGGCCAACACCGTAGGGCAGGGGGTCATGGGGTCAGAGCAAGCCATACGCGACGCAACTATGAAGCAATTACAAGCGTTGCAGGGTGGAACAGGTCAGGCTATCGGCTCATTAACTGGGTTTGGTGATATCGCCCGCGGAGATATGCTTGCCGGGGCAATGGCCGCAGACGACACGCTAGGTCAGACCCGCGGGGATGTGCTTTCTAGTTTTGGCGGGGCTAATCAGCAAATAGGCCGAACCTTTGACCGTGCCCGAAATGACATTGCAAACATAACGGGCCAAAGCATCGGCAGAATTGATCAATCTCAAGGGCAGGCACTAGACCAAATACGCCAAGGCACAACGGCGGCGACGGGTAGACTTGATCCTTTTGCGTCTACAGGCATGACGGCCCTTCAAAGGGAGGCGGCGCTATCAGGCGCACTTGGCCCCGAAGCTGAAGCCGCAGCACAGCAAGAGTTCACAGAGTCGGCGGGCCAAAAGTTTTTACGCGAAAGACAGGAAAAAGCGCTACTACAAAATGCCAAAGCTACCGGGTTAGGGACGCGAGGCGGTAATGTGTTAACAGCTCTACAAGAGCAGGCCGCAGGCATCGCAGCACAGCAACAGCAGCAACGCCTTGAAAACATGCGCAGCTTAGCAGGCAGAGGACAAGACGCCGCAGGACAGCAAGGCGCTTTTGAAATGCAAGGCGGCCTAGCAGGTAATCAGGCCATACAAAATTTCTCGGGCCAAAGGGCAGGGGCTTTTGGGCAACAAGCGGGATTAACTGGACAAATGGCAGGGCAGCAAGCGGGATTAACTGGACAACTAGCAGGGCAGCAAGCGGGCCAGCTCGCAGGCATTGGCGGGCAGCGTGCCGGACTACAAGCCCAAACAGGCCAAAACCTAGCAGGTCTAACGCAGAACATTGGCGGCAATGTCGCAGGGCTGCAAGCGGGACTAGGAGGTCAACAGGCGGGAGTTTTTGGCAATCAAGGCCAGTTCATCGGGGCAAATCGATTTAATGCCGCGCAAAACTTAGCAGGTATGCAGAACCAAGCGGGCCAAAACTTAGCAGGTATCCGCGCAGGGTTCGGCCAAAACTTAGCAGGTATCCGCAATGAAGCGGGCCAAAACTTAGCGCAACAAAATAATGCTCTCGCGGCCATGCTTGCACAGCAACAGACTAATCTAGGCAGCCAACTAGCAGGGGTTGAGGGTCAAACAGCGGCCAACTTGTCGAACCTTGCAAGACAGCTCGGTGTAGATGAATCGCAATTGCTCGGCAGCTTGGCGGCATTACTGGGTAATATCTCGGGCGGACAATCTAGTCAACAACTACAATTAGGGCAGTTACAAGCACAAGCCACAGGCGGGCAAGCAGCGGCGCAACAGAACACAATGGGAACACTTGCACAGCTAATCGGCATGTTCGGCGGCGGCGGTTAATAGGAGAATTCAACAATGGCTTTCGGTTTCGATCCTTCAGCAGTAAACATCATGGGCGCTTTTGACCAAGGTCAACAGCAAGCCCGCAACATGGAACAACAGCAGCTTTTAAGCGGCATACGTGGTCAGCTCCAACAGGGGCAAAACGTCGACCCTTCAGCGTTGCAACAGCTCGCAACGTTCAACCCTCAACAGGCGGCAGTGCTTAAAAATATGTTTGGTGATATGAAACAAGAACAAATCGCCGACGCATTTATGACGGCCCCCGTCGCCTTTAGTCTGTCAGGTCAGGAACGTAATCAGTTTCTACAGAACAAACTAAAAGAGATCCCCGCTAATTCGCCCTTTCGCCCGCAAATTGCCTCACTGATAGGCAAGAGCGAGAGCGAGCAGAACGAAGCGCTTTTATCCTTCACGGCCCTTGGTCAATCAATGGGTGTATTGCCTAAAGATAAAGAAGAATCCGGGACACGTTTTCAGTCGGGTGCAACCCGTGAATTTATAGGCCCTGACGGTAAAAAGGTTCTTGGCTCCACAAGGTTTAATCCTAAAACGGGTGAAATGGAAACCGTTTTAGCCTCAACGCCTGAAGGGTTCCAGTTAGCCGGAGAAACCGCACAGGAAAAAGTGGATCTAAAAGTACAAGAGGCCGAGCGCAAAGAGCAGGCCAAACAGATAGAGACACAGCGGGCAGAAATCCGCAAAACGATAGTATCGAATGGTCTCACAGCAAGCCGCAACAAATCAAAATTGTTACGTATACGCGAGGGGTTAGAAGCTGTTAAAACGGGTAAACTCGCCGAGGCTAAACGACTATTAGGGCCATATATCCCTAACGTTGACCCAAGCAGTGAGCAGGCCATGCAAGCGGTTTTGAATACTCAGGTTTTCCCGATTCTTGCGAATTTTGCGGGGGCTATCTCAGACCGTGAAACGTTATTCGCTAAAGAGACAGTGGCAAGTTTAGGCAATACGCCCGCGGCCAATGCGATGATCTTAGACTCGATGCTAAGAACCATTGATGACTCAATCGAAGAACGCGACCAGTTCCGTAAATTTGTTAAGCAAGGAGGCAAGGCCGAGAATTTCCTATTTGAGCCGAGCGACTTAACGGGTCAAGTAAACATACAACAGGCAGCACCGCAGGCAGCACCGCAGGCAGCACCGCAGGCAGCACCGCAGGCAGCACCACAGGGGTTCAATAGTCCAAAACTAGGCCGCATGGTCACTGAACAGGAAATATCCCAAATCATGCAGAAAACGGGGCTTACCCGCGAAGCTGTTTTACAACGTTTAGGGGTTCAATAATGCCAACGTTAGAAGAATTATTCCCTGAAATGGCGCAGCAACAGCCCGCGCCACAGCAACAAGATTTAATGAACCTTTTCCCTGAAATGGCGCAGCAACAGCCCGCGCCGCAGCAGGATCAAGAGGAACTACTAAAACAGATCAGCCGGGATTCTCTCGGGTTTGAGCTACCCCCTGAAATTACCGCCGGGTTTATCGGCGCGGGTAAAGGATTAACAGACTTTGGCCGAGGTGTCGCAACATTGGCCGCGGACATTTTCGGGTCTACTAACCCCGCATTGCGCCAAAAGGCTGACCAACTACGTGCGAAGGGTAAAGCATCGGTTGATGACTTGGCCGAACTTAAAAAAGAATTCCCGGTATCTACTACCGTAGGGCAGGTTTTGGGCGAAGCAGCCCCGGCGATTATACCTGCCAGTGGCGCAGGTGCATTGGCGACCGCAGGGGGCCGCATCTTAGGTGGGGCATTGTTAGGGGGTGCAGAGTCCGGCATATTAGAAGCAGGCAGGGGCGGGGATGCCGCAGACATTGGCGCACAGGCAGGAATAGGCGCAGCATTGGGGGGCGGAATAGGAACGATAGGCGAAGGGTTAGGGAAAGCTATAAAAGGCTTTACGGGTGCGATTCCTAAAAAAGAGGCGGCAATACTTGCACAAGCTGACCAGCTCAACATACCAGTGAAAACCACAGACATTTTACCACCAGATACAGCAATTGGTAAGCTGTCTCAATCCGCCGCTGAAAAGATTCCCGTTTTCGGCACCGCTGCAGCACGTCGCGCACAAGCCGAGGCCCGCGCACAAGCAGTGCCGCAGATAGCTGGAATGTTTAACCCAGTGCGCCCTATGGACGCAGCAGAGGACATCGCTAATTCTTTGTCTAGTAGCGCCAAAAAAACATTAAAAGCCGCAGGTAAGCGCATAGGCGCATATCGCGGCAGTATTGGAGAAGTCCCTATCGACGGCACAGTCAGCAAAATAGACGAAGTTATCGAAGGGCTACAGCGTAAAGGTGTAGTGACTGACCCGACCGCAATCAAAGAGCTTGAGAAATTCCGCGACACCTTGCAGGAGGCACCGCAAACGTTTGATATGTTGATGACAAATCGAACACGGTTCCGCGACATAAAAGAGACATTCACAACGGCGCAGCGGTCACAGTTGCCCAAGTTTATAAATACCCAATTAGATGACATTAACCGGGCCATGACTGATGACTTAAGCGCAGCCGTCGAAAAGTTTGGGGGAGAAAGGGAGTTAAAACGGTGGCAGGCGGCAAACAGCATTTATCAGCAAGAGGCGGAACGGCTAACAAAAACACGATTAAAAGGTGTGCTAGATAAAGCGGAACTTAGACCAGAAGACGCCCTCGGGCTTTTATTTAGTACCAAACGATCAGAGGTTAAGGCCCTATATAATGCCCTCAACTCAGACGGACGAGCGAAAGCGCGATCGGCTATAATTGGCCGGGCAATGGAAAAAATGGGCGATGATGTCAGCCCGTCCAAGTTTGTAAAGGAACTAGGTAAAATGAAGGATCAATTAGATGTCGTTTTCAAACCAAGAGAGCGCCGCGAGTTAATAGGGTTCAAGAAACTAATTGAGGCGACACAGCAGGCAGAAAACGCGACGATTGCGACCCCTACAGGTATGCAGAACATACCCTTTATAATGGGGGGCGCGGTAGGTACTCAACCGATGATAACCATACCTACTTTATTTTCAGCAGGCATGTCGGCAAGATTTTATGAATCTAAAGCTGTTAGAAATTTATTGCTAAGATTAAGTAATGAGGCGGTAGGAACACCGAAGTATCAGCAAATTATCAGCCAGCTAACACAACAAGCTAACATCGTGGCACAGGCGGCCAAAGACGAGGAATTAGGAGATAACCAATAATGACCAGATTTGCAAACCCGCAGCCGCAATTTTCCGATAAAAACGGCGTCCCTTTGGCTGGTGGAAAACTCCACTTTTACACAGTTGGAACCAACACTAACAAAGACACCTATTCGGATGATGCTTTATCTACCCCCAACGCAAACCCTGTCATACTAGATGGGGATGGGCGACCCACAACAGATATAAATATAGATGGTGTTTACAAGGTCGTTTTACGGGATAAAAACAATGTTGTAATATGGGAAAAAGACCCCGTCGGGGGCGTCGGCAGTACGATAGCTTTTTCTGATTGGGTCAACAATGTCTCATACTCGACGGGGGACTTAGTGACAGGCTCGAATGGTCGATATTATAGAAGTCTCACTAACGCCAACTTGGGCAATGACCCCTCAACACCTTCCGTTTTTTGGGAGGAAATATACCTTTTACCATCTAGCGCGGTGCGCACTCATTTCTATAGGAATCGTTAATTATGGCAACAGTAATCGGACAACTCGGGGCGGTGGCGGTAGCCGGAACCGGGACCCTGACGGACATATACACCGTCCCCACAGATAAAAAAGCAGACGTTAATATAACAATCGCTAACCGGGCAGATACGGACACTAACATCCGCGTCGCGCACATAAAAGCAGCGTTGGCGGCAAGCGTAGCAGATGAAGACTATATAACGTATGATTTACCCACAAGTACCTTGGCGGATAATCGCGCCCCTATGAGTTATACAGCCATATTGATGACCGCAGGGGACACCATAGCCGTATATTCTAGCGCGTCCGCGGTATCGGTGCAGGTCAATGGCATAGAAGAGGACGTTTAAATATGGCGATTAATATACCATACAAAGGTGGCTCCGACGTACTTCCGAGGCTGGCCCCCGATCTAACGTGGCCGAGCGCCCCCGCTACAGCGAACGTGACATATGTTCAAGTCCTATCAATAAACGCTACCGGGGGCTTGACCACGGCGCTATCCTTGACAGGTAAATATGCGGTGTCGCATTTAGCATTTATCAACATGACAGCGGAAACCGTTACTGTTAAAATGACGGTCGACGATGTCGTGATATGGAACGACACATTTACCTCGGGCAATGCTGTAGAATTGTTCGGGTCTAGGACTGTATCAGGCGCAGGCCCGGACGAAGTGATGATGTGTGAAAAAAGCCTTTTGCTTGAAGTGCAAACCGCAACAGATACCGATATTCGACTAAACTACGTGGCGAGGCCCATACTATGAACGATTTAAAAACAATATTTGATAATGGTACCCACAAAGTACAGATCCCCGCGGGGGCATCTGTTAAATATGGAGGGCCGCCCACAACTATCACTCAATTAGCGTTTATCAACCGCCTAACCGAGGATGAATATGTTGCTATTGATATGGCATCGGCAGGCAACACAGAAAACGCGGCCCGCTTGCGGCGGTTCATTAAGCAGTTAGAGCTGGCAGGGAAAATAGATCTATCTAAGCAATCAGTAATAGACGGGGTTAATGCGCTTGTGCCCTTTGGACTATTGACCGCTGACAGGGCTAATGAAGTATTAACCGCAGATATTCAGCAAGAAGAAAGGGCCTAAGTTTTGTATATCCTTCAATTGTCGCCCATACTTAAGGTACAACATTTTAGTGAAAAAGGACGAAAAAACATGGGATCACCTCACGAAAGTACGGGGAAACTATGCTCTTTTGGAGGTTTCATGTTCGGCGCTTGGTCGTTTATTGGAGATAATGCAGTCGCTATTGGGGCGTTTATGTCCGTCGTGTCCGTGTTTGTGGCCCTGTTTTTCTATATATTAGATTACCGGGCTAAACGACGGAAAGAACGGCAGGAGTTGAACTTGTTAACCGAGCTTGTTAAACATATGAACGAAACAAACGCGAAGCCTAAAGACCATGATAAATGTTAAACATAGTGAATTGGCCGAAATATGCCACAAGGCGGCAATGTTCCACAGTGCAGAGGCCGCCGAACTTGAATACTTGATAGAAGATCAACCGGGGCAGACTGTCCTTGCCATCCGTAGCACTGAGGCGAGCGGTTTTTTGCACAATGGGGGGTGGCGGGACATACTCCGCGATCTGCGAGTATTCCCTACCAAGCACCCGTCAGCGGGATGGGGTCACAGTGGATTCTTGAAAGGTGCCGATAGAGTGGCAAAAAGTTTAAAAGGGCTTATCAGCAAAGATAAGCCTTTAGTTTTATGCGGTCACAGCCTTGGCGGGGCTATCGCTTCGGCACTTGTGCCTATGCTTACAAATCATGGGTATCTGGTTGCCGGGTGCGTGACTTTCGGCGCTCCACGAGTGTTTATCGGGGGCCGCAAGTATTGCGTCGAAATGGTTCATTATAGACATGGTAAAGATATCGTTTGCTGTCTGCCCCCTGTGTGGTTGGGGTTTCGCCGTTGTGGTGTCACATTAGAAGTGGGCCGCGTTGGGAATCCCTTCCCTAACTTCAGCGACCATTCAATCAAAAAATACATAAGGGCTATCAGGGCCGTGGAAAGGGATACTTTATAGCGTTGGCCTGACGGGTCAGAATGTAGGCCCGTAATTGTTTAAGCGCTCTAATGTTTTCGTTTATCAATTCCAACGTTTTAGGGTCTTCCATGGCTTTAGCGCTTTTTAAATTTATGGCGTGGACATGGTGCGCGTGAGAATCTAAGTCTAAAAACGTTTCTAGAACCTCTTTATAACTTACACTGTTGCCCCGTTCAACCTTCACTAGCTCTGCATTGTCTGCGATGTCGGCTTTCAACACTTCAGTCATGTCGAATTTTTCATACAATTTCTTTGGCATGTTAGACCCCTTCTTTCATGCGTTTATATAATTCCAACGCTTTTAAAATATGAATTTGGTTAACCTCTTTTTCCTCAAGCGTTGAGGCGATCACTTCGTCAACTGTGTTTTCCGTGATAATTCGGTATATGATAGGTGGGATAGTTTGGCCCTGCCTATCAACCCGTTTATTAAACTGCAAATACAACTCAAGCGACCAGTTTAATGTGAGCCATACCGCGATATGTCCCCCATATTGTAAGTTTAGCCCGTGTCCGGCACTTGCGGGATGACACACTAACATTTTTATAAGGCCCGCATCCCATCGACGCTGCAAATCTTGCTCTTGCTCTGGTGTCATGCCAGATTTAAGGAACTCGGCTTCAGGGAATGCCTGACGCAGCTTTTCGGCCTCATGTTTGAAGCTATACGCGACTAACAAGGGTTGGCCTTTGTGGGCGGCCTGTATGCGCTTTAATTCTTCGATTTTGCGGTCGTGTGTCGATACCCATTCAGCACCCTCACCATAATAGACCGAACCCGCCGCATATTGGACGCATTTATTCATTAATGACGCAGCGTTCAGGGCTTCTATCTCTGCCCCCTCAATATCTAAAAACATTTGTTTTTCTAGTTCGTCATACTCTTTGCGGTTTTTAGTGGATAGCTTGACATTTAAGTCCCGCACCGTTGCCGGGGGGGTGTCCAAGTGGTCAGCAGCTTTAACCCGGTGGATTATGTCATGTATTTTTTCGTTTATCTTTTCTTCAGCCCAATCATGGGGAACCCAATGATACCCCATGTAGTCCTCCTTATAAAAATATCTGTCCTGAAAGGCTGTGAAGGACGTCCCTAAACGCTCGCCACCATCTAATACGCATATTTGACCGAACAAGTCCCCGATAGATTTAGGAACGGGGGTGCCCGTCAACCCTATCACCCTGTCAAATTTAGATACTAGGCGTTTCCACCGCTTGAACCGTTTAGACGAAGGGCTTTTCATCTTGGTCAATTCATCCCACACAAGCGTATCAAAAGGCCACTTTTCAACCGGGGTTTTTTTAAGGACTTCCCCTAGCCACATTAGGCCCTCATAGTTGATTGTGAAAATGAACGCTTTGCTTTTCAGCGCCGAGGCTTTGCGCTTCATGGCCTCTTTTAAAAGCTTCTTATGATTTAGTTCGTATTCTTCACGGGCCGCCCCTTCTTCAGCACCAGATAGCACTGGTCGCCCCTCCGCATCTACCGCCATTCGGTAATTGCTGACAGGCAGGCCGCCGCCCTCTAATATTTGGCAGGTCATCCAGTTGAAGTTATCCCATTTATATATTTCAAGAGGCCAAACGATGCGGGACACTCGCAAGGGCGCAACAATCAATACGCCTTTACACTCCGCCCGGTCTGCCAGCTCATTGATCGCATGTAATGTGATCGCTGTCTTGCCTACCCCACAATCCGCAAAAAGGCCAGATATGGGGTTATTAATAACAAATTGAGCGGAATCATGCTGGTAGTCGTGTGGTTTAAAGTTCATACTGCCCCCGTTAGTTCAAGATCTAGGATGGTTTCCGCCTGCCCTTTATGGTCGCAGACGTAGACGCGTTGGCCTCGATCTCTCAATTTCTGTATTTCCCTTAGTTGCATAACCGACAAGTTCCCGGTCTCGTTCTTAAACTCAATGAAAAATGACACCCCATTAGGGCATACTATCAGACGGTCAGGAACGCCCCGACGCGCAGGGCTTGAGAATTTATAGGCTATGCAGCCGCTTTTTGTGGCGTATTTGCAGAAGTCACGCTCGATTTTACTTTCGCGCATTTATATATGCTTCAAGTTCGGCCTGTTCGTCGCGGGCGATCGTTTTGTTATATCGCGCTTTCAGCTTGTCGAGCATGTGGGGTCTACATTGCCCCTGTATTTCTAACATCATTAGGATTCGCAGGTCTTGCACAGGTGGCTTAGATTTAAAGAACTCACTAAGAACCAGCCAGTTTTGTAAATGTTTTGTATATTTATTCTCGTCATGCAGGGAAACCGCCCCCGCCGTATCTTCGCCCTTGCTAAGTGGCATACGTAAAAAACTCGGTAGTATTGCTTTCATTTTCTATACCTTCTATCTATGTACCCTTCAGCCTTTAAGGGCATCCCTTCGGCCCACGCTGGCAGCGTACAAATTAATGATTCAAAATGTTCGACGTCTTCGAACGTGTCTTCTTTTTCTGCGATTATCTCGTCGTGTACCGTTGCGATAATCGGGAACCCCTCGGACTCTGCAGCCCTCATGCCGTTCGCCATCAAATCCCTAGAAAGGGCTTGGATGATATTTTCAACAAGTTTACCCCCATATGTTGTACACGTCCCCCATTTCATGCTAGCGCCCAGTTTACCATAAAAGGCGATGTTTTCGCGGTCGCGGCCCCACTTATCCTTTTTCGTGATAAGTCTAACTTTAGGATAGGCCAGCTTGCGCCCGGAGGGTAGACGGATAAATAAGAACCCTTCTTTTACTTTAAATTTTAAACGGTCTAGTGTTATGACTTTACCTGTCTTAATTGCCTGCTTGGCCGCTTTTTCAACGTCGGCCCATAGTTGAACTATTTTTGCGTATTTCTTGCGATAACTACGGATCGCGGTTTCGGCTAGGTCTTTGCCGATATCCATGCCATACCCTGCACAAGTGGCGACAAACGTATCGACCCACATACCATAACCACAGCCTAAAATTACTTGTTTACCTAGCTGACGTTCAGCGCTTGCGACTTGACTAGGGGGCTTATTAAAGATGAAAGCCGCCATATGTTTATAAATATCTTCCCCGGTTCTGAATATTTCGAGGGCTTCTTCCTCACGCGCCAGCCAGCACAGCCCCCGCGCTTCAATGGCGGCATAGTCTGCCACAACTAACTTTTTACCTTCAGGGGCGCAAATCATGGCCCGCATACAACTGGAAACGGCTTCTAGTGGGTCAGCGTAAAACATTTCTATAAAATCAAGGTCGCCGCTTTTCAACACCTCGAGTATTTGGGGCACGTTTTTGATCGTAGGGCGCGAAAAATTGTGTGGTTGGAGCTTTTGGCCTGACCATCGGCCCGTTGTGGCCCCATGATATAGTAATGTGCCCCGCGCCCGGCAATCCTCTGAAGCAATAACCATCATACTGACCAGCTTTTTGACTGATGCGCGTCCCACGCTCTTTTTAATACCTAGCACACGTTTAACTAGGGCAGATATGGCGGGGTGTTCTAAATACTCGTCAATGGTCGCCGCTTGGGTGTTCTTAAGTTGAACGTTTGAGTTATCATTGACCCATTCCAATATCTTTGCACGTTGTGTTGGGGAGATCCCCCCGGTCATCTTCTCGGCAATCATTACTTGCTTGGCTGTGTAGACGTCAACGATTCTTTGGAACTGGCGCACTGTCTCAATGTCGAGAGGGAGGCCCCTATTATTAATAGTGTTATCTAATCGCCATATTTCTAGCTCTGAATCGTCCATGAGAAAATGCTTAACCTTTTTGACGCTCGCCCGCTCGGCGTTTGTATCATCTATGCAATATTCTTGGAACTCTAAAAACTCGTCAGGTTCGTCACTAGGCGTTATGCGCGTTGATGGGTTGTTTTTGGTCGGTTTGCGGGGTTTGCAGAATTTACGGATTAACGCCTTGCCCCGGGGGTCTTTGTTGACAGGGGATTTTACAGCCGTTGCGAATCCATCGAGCGAGCGCGGGAGGGCCAGCGTTGCAGCAACAGCAGCAGAACACCGCCACCGCTCAATGTTTGGCACGGGCCACCCCAGCTTTACTAGTACGTTTTCAATAACTGCTTTTTCAAACCCGGCGTTATGCGCCCATATTAGGGCAAAATTATTCTCGAATGCTTGCTTAAAATCGGCGGGCATTTGGGGATAATCTAGGCGAGTATCGACGCTTATTTTTGTAGGCTGGTCATCAATGGCATAAGACATCATAAGCACTTCACAGCTTTCATGTTCAGTGTATCGGATATGCCCCACGTCGCGGATATCTAACACGCAAAAGGTTTCAAAATCTATGTGTAATTCGTTCATAATTTGTGCCCTGATAGTTGGAAAAGAGGGGCCGAAGCCCCGCCATTTTTTAGAATAAATCTTCGCCGTCGTCGTCCATTTCGTCCAAAATGTCGAACTCGTCTTCAGCGTCAACATGTCCCGCCCCAAATGATTCACCATCCTTGACGAATTGGACAGCGCGAAGGTTAGCGTTTATGCGTTTACCAAATTGATTATCCTGTGCCCAAAAGCTAACGGTCATATTTACATAACAGCCCGCATACACAATCCCGTCTTCTTCGGCTACCGGGTTACGTCCACGATCAACGACCACGGGGCGCGTTTTATTACTGGCAGGTAAGAACAGCATACCTTCATACCCATCATAGTCTTTTTCGTTCCCGTCTTGTAAGCAGTATTTAACCGCTTTAGGGACTTTCCCTTCGCCCCATTTAGCGACCGCCGTAGCCTTAATTTTCGCCTTAATTTCGTCGATAATTTTAGCGTGTTCTTTGTTGTCCGGGTCGAGTAGTGCCGTTGCACTGAACTTCGGATCACCTTGCCCATTCACTTGTTGCGCTTTGAACAGCGTCGGGAAAGAAAGGCGCACGTTTTTAAGTAACACTTTAACTTCTGTATTCGATTTAGCCATAATATTAATCTCTCTATTTTCTTACATTAAAAAATCATCATCTTCAATCGCGTCTAGATCTTCAAAATCCGCGGCGAAATCTAATGCTTCACGTTTGTCTGAAGATAAAACCAAGGTCGGTTTACCTTCGCTTTTAACTACTAAGCTTTCGAACTTCTTAGTAAAATGGGGCGTTACCTTGTCAGGGTTGGCCTTGACCATTTTTTCAGCTTTGGCAACACTTAACAATGTTTTCTCGAAAATTTCGTCTTTCGTGAATTTACTATTAAGCATTTTCTCGGCGTCTGCATCGTCGGCCCATTTGCGTGACCCGCGGCCCGCGACCACCTTTAACCCCTCTATTTGCCCGCCTGCCATAATGCGATCAGCAGCAAGGGTTTCTACGTCTGACAACCAGCGCTTGAACATGCCCGAGTGCTTGACGACAAGTGCCACCTGTTCGTCTGTCAGTTCTTCAGGTGCCGTCGGCTCTGGCAATGTTTCAGATTCTAGCGCGTCTAGGTCTTCAAAATCCGCGGACAATATGCGCATGTTGTTACGCGCTTCATGTTTACATTGACCGCGAGCGGGGCACCAATGGCAAGCCTGTTCACTTGCGCTGAATGTCACCGCCCCTTCTTCGATCTGCTTAACTTTTAGCAGCGTTTCTTTTCTGAACTTTTCAAGTTCTTTGAAAGTGTAAACGCGACGCGAAAAGTTTTTTATGCGCGGTTGGATAATATGCACGGATACAAAGGCAATATTAAAATAATCCCGGTATTCGTCATATGCGCTTATGCCATATATCAAAAGCTGTGTGTTCCCATCGGCTTCGACTTCATGCCGCCCATACTTCAGATCGAAAACATGGAGGCCCCCCGTTTCGCGGTCATAGAATACAACATCGCTAGAACCAAAACCTTGTTTACCCCTAAACGAATAGAATAATGGTAGACGCACCTCCGGCCATAAAAAGTCGCTAGCATCTAGGGGGGTGAGTTTAGCCACTGCGTCAAGATATAGGTTGACACTATCAATCATTTCCTGATCGATAGTAATACTGAACCCGTCCTGTTCCACGACTTCGCCTAATTCGACGTCGGGGCGCTTTTGCTCTACTAGGCAGCGTTCCGCGAGAGCATGGGCGACCGTTCCTTCTGCAGCGGGATAGCTCGGCTTTTCCGGCACTTGGTTGAACGTTTCGATATATTCTACCGATGCTGTACAGTTCAACCAGCGCCCGGAACTACTCGGCGATAGTATGAAATGATCAGACATATCTACTCTCCCACTAACGCTTTAAGTGCAGCGTATACCGTTTGAAGGTCTTCTTCAGGAAGTGAACTAATATTCGGGTGGCCCGTCGAGTTTATTATCGCCTTGCATTCGTCCTTTTTGCCCGCTTTTAACGCTTGTTGCGCTAAGTCACGCAGCATGTCGGCGGTCACAGCTTCTTCGGTCACAGCTTCTTCGGTCACAGCTTCTTCGGTCACAGCTTCTTCGGTCACAGCTTCTTCGGTCACAGCTTCTTCAGTTTCTTCTGAAACGTCGCCCGAACTATCCACGCTTGATCCGCTTTCGTCTGAATCGCTAGGTTTATTATCAGCCTTTTTTTGCTTACGCGGCTTTTTATCTTGGGTCTTAGGTGTTTTGACATCGTCTTCCCCTGCCCCTGCTTGTTTGATGGTAGTATTCGCGCCCGCTGTCAGGGCTTGTGCGATTACTTCTAATGCTGTGGCGATTCTCTCGATATTGTTTTCTAATGACATAGTGGTCATCCTTCTGTTTTAATGGTTTAGTTTAAAGTGCGGTTTGCGGGGATATATTCCTCGCTCGCCAAAGATTCATTTACAGCCGTTTCCGCCTGTTCGATCAGGTCTTCGTCTATGCCGAAAGATGGCCCGAAGCCTAGTTCCATCATGTATTTCAATGTGGCTAGCTCGTAAACCCCGCCGACGGTGGTTGATTCCTGAAGCCCGATGCTTGCACTAACTACGTCTTGATCCGTGTCCGGGCTTTTATACCCCGTCGTAAACGTGTAGGCGATGCCGTTTTCCTCGCATAGATCCATGACTCGATCTGGCAGTGGGCCGATCTCTTTCTCAATCACTTCGCTTTCTTTGCTCATGATTTTCCCCCTTTTGCGTTGCTTTTAAATTCGTCTGATTTACGGATGTCTTTACATTTCGCACTGAAAGCGTTGTCGTCTTTCGATGCCCCATAGGCTTTACGAATGCTTGCATAGTGGTCTGTTGCCTTCTGCTTTTTGTTCCATGCGCGGATACCGTCAAGGCGGCGCTGTTCTGTTGCGGCTTTTTTGGCTTCTGCAATGGCCGCATCCCCTTTTCGCTCTCCAATTGTCCGGCGCAATATGCAAGCATTCACGCACTCAATGAACATATTTAGAACACGAAGGGTTATTTTACCGGAACCTAGTTCGATTACTTCCTGTTGACCTATCGCATTTTTAACAAACAGGCTGAATTCATTCCCCCGGACTTTGAACAGTGTAAAAAGTCTGTCAGGCCCTATGAAAACCTCTAATGTGTGAAGTTCATCGGTTTGCTCATAGTGCGTGCGGTGGCCCTTAACATCGGCCGCCTCCGGGACGTCTAACATGATGGCATTAATCAGCATGTTGAAAATTCGCTTTTCGTCTTCTCTCATCTTCGTACCCTCTTACCTTTTAATGAATATATCGCGGACGTTTCTGCCCACCATGATGTGCAGGGCTATATATACAGGCCATAAGATTAACAGGGCCGCCCATACACGGTAATTGTTCACTGACGTATAGAAACATATCTTAAAAGACACATAGCCGCTTAGAAACGCATACAGCAATATATAAGTAATCATTTGAAAGCCTTTTTAAACATTTGGTTGATCTTCGTGGATGATACTTTCATATCACGCGCATACGTCACCACCCCCACGGCGGCGGCTATTCTGAAATTAAGATAGGTATTTGGGCCAAGTGATAGAAAACGCGCCATGTGGGCCGCTACCGAGTAAATAGATTTGCTTCCAAGGCGGGCGATATCTTCTGACGCTTTTTTAATTTCGGCATACGCTTGTGGCTTTGTCTCGATGCTTTCGTCATATATTTTGGCTAACAGGTCGATACTGTGGATTATTTGTGGCAGAGGTGCGCCGCCTGACTTCTCATGCTTTGCAATTGCAAGAGATAATAGGCCCCTGATTAACTCCGCAACTCGGTAATGGTCTAGCTTGCGAACCATTAACCAGACTAGATCCCCGTCAGTGTTTGCCCCGCCTACTAATTTCGAGGCGTTGATCTCTTGCTCCACTGGCAGCCCTAAATCGGTCATCTGCTCCATATAGCGGACTTTGCCCATTTCGCAGGCGTTCATATCTGTAAGTTGATTATATTTGATCTTCATGTTCTTGCCCTCTAACCATATTGAGTTTTAATAATAGACGTTTTACGTATTTAGTAAAGTTTTATTTTAATAAAATTTTAAAAATCGTCGTCGCCTAGTGACTCGCCCAATATATCTAGGTATTTGTTATCTTTTAGCAGTTCTTCTTTATGGTCACTTTTAACCCATACCGTGTGCTTACGGCCATTTATACGTACCCGGGTTCCCCCGAATATTTTTTCGAACTCAAGCATACGCAGGGTGTTGGCAACCTCTCGATTACTGACACGCGCTTCAATCCCATTTTGCTGTATATAAAATGGTAGTTGTGCCGTTAGTGATGTGGAGGATACGACTTTATCAGTCACACCCGCTTCCCCTTCGCTGATCAGTTCCTTAATGGCGACCTGAAGCCCACACATCGAATCTTCTATCATTTCTTGACGGTAATCCGTTTCCGGGGCGTGCCCTTGGTAGCTGAATTTTTCAGATATTTTAAACGTCCGTAAAAATTCGTGCATAGCCGATGCGGATTCGATGCTAAAATCTGCAGATTCAAAATTATACCGCTGAATAGGGGCGAACATCCCCTCGTCAAGGCGGCCCATTATCTCTTTACGGGTGCGCAGGGATTTAAGCACATAATATCGGCGGTCTCCTTGCTCAAGTGGCAAGGCGTCATCGTGGTTACTGAACAGGATTAGGTTAGACACGTTCTTGACTATTTTTTCAGAACTATACATGTTCCGAGTGCTGACCACTTCGTCAGAAATATAGGGCTTCAATTTATCCATTAAGAATTTACGATTTTTTCCGCTGATGCGCATTTCTTCCATGCACACTAGCTGCTTGAATCCAGCCCAAGGTGTGTATTTTTCCTCTACACCTGACCGCGTGATTTTAGTTACATTACTAAGCCCTAGCAGTCCGCCAAGGATGCCGAAAATTGTAGACTTGCCACAGCCTTGACGCCCGACTAATACTAGTGCCCACTTAATCCTGTGTTCCGGGTGTTGTACCATGTGGGCCATGAAACTGATCAGCATGTTGGCGTATTCCCGGTTGTCATTGAGCAACCAAACAAGATGATCAGTTAGTATGTTCCCCGCGTCGGTCACTTGGTCTTCTGATACTTCAATCAGTTTAGGGGCTTGATATATGTTGAATAACTTTTTACCGTCATCAATGAAGTAAAGCCCATCTGAAGGGGAATAGCTTTTATCATATACTTGGGTGATACCACATTGATTTTGTAAATACTCTGCGGGCAATACCTTTGGACGGGGTGCGCGTTTTATGATGTCTTCTTCTGTCATCATAAAACGGCTGAATGTTGTATTAAACGCAGTGGGTGAATATTCGGCACCTGTCCGCGTGTCAAAATAAACGCCCGTTGTGCCAATGTTAGAAATGAATATAAAATTTTCTGCCCACTTTGGCACCTTAATAGAGTCATGCAGGATCATGCCGTCTTCAGCTTCATAGATGCCGCTTTTGTCTAACTTATACCTACACGCGTCTTTAATATCCGGCACAGTGTATCCGATATGCAGGCGCTTACACGCTACTTTAAATTCATTGACGATTAACGCTTTCGCATATCTGTCCATGCTTATGCTGGACACTTTCTTCATTAGGTCGTTTATTTCGGTGAGGTCTTCAGCGTTTTGTATCTGTTCGCTGATGTCCTCTAGATCCGATTCCGTGGCGCTGTTGTCCCACCCGTTATCAATTGCCTTGCGTAGCAATGTTTTGATAGTGGTCGGGTCCCGGTGCGCAGGGTTAGCTTTAAAAGTGTTCCACATGCGCAGGTTTGATTCAGTCCCTTCATATACCCGCTCGACCGCACCGCTTGACCATTGATCAAATAGCAAAAAGCCCGCGTCCTCGTCGTTTTGAAACTGGTGTTTAATTGCGCAAGCTATTTCTTTCCATTCGTGCATATTGCAGTCAGGGCTAATGTGTTCAAGGGCGGCCTGTACCGTATCGATTGATATGTCTATGGGTGGAACCATATAGACCAGTGCGTCGTCGTCCGCCGGGCGCTCTCCTTCGTTGAATAGCTCGGGTTGTACTTCGTCGCAATCTTCTAAAGAGAAAGGGCGGCCCGAAAAAGACCAGAATTTTGTATAGTTGCCGCCATCATCTGAACACACGGTCGGCACGAACATCGGCTGACAGGGCACGAGCGATTCGGATGTGATCTTAGACAGGCCCAACAATTCCCCGATGCTTCGAATACATGCGGCATAGTATGCGCTATCTAGTCGGATGCTCGCTTCTACAATTATCCGCAATCGCGGGTTTTTCGGGGTAGAAGACAAGGTCGAATACACCGCATAATTAAATGTGCCTAGCGCCGCGTCAATGGTGAATTCATCTAGTTCCCGCGCTTGGTCGGGGTCGTCGATGTCTAAACAAATAACCTGTATTTTATTACAGTTTGGTAATGATCGGACTTCGTCGAACATCGAACAGGGGGTGAAATATTTACCATTCTTATAAGAAAACTTTTCATCTTTGGAAAGTTTCTGGTATTCCGCGCGGGCGATATCTACTACCACAGGATTGTCTAGCAATTTTACTACCATGTTTTCGAAGGTAGTTTCCACCGCTTTGACTTTCTGTGATAGCACCGTTTTGCCGAAAGGCACATTTAAAAGTTGCATTGTTCGTCCCTCAGTCCAGTTTGAAATACTTTAATGTTTTCCAAACGCTGTAAAATGTCAGGCCCCCGAAAATAAGCGTGAAGTCTTTATTCGTGGTTTGAATATCAAGTATAAAGCAAACCCCTAGTGTCATCCACACTGCTACCCAGAACAGTGTGATCATGCTAACGGCGGCCCATTTCAAAATGGGGCTACCACGGAGGGGTTTTTGTTCTTCGGCGCTTTTACCGCTTATCATTTTATATACTCGCTCATGCACCCGGTATATGTAAAAATCGTTCATATTGGCAACTGCCTCGATCACATTCATGACATTGTTCACAAGCTGCGTACGCTTATCATGGTGCGCGTGGTGGGCCGCGTGGGCCGCCTCTGAACAAGCATAATATATAAGCTCGGACTCTCTACATTTGGCATTGGCGTAGCAATATCGGCACTCTTCATAGGCGCACTCTGCCGCGCCCGCACTACTAAGTGACCCTATTTTAATCCAACTTTTAGCCTTTAATATTGAGCGGTGCGCTTCTTGGAAACTGTCACGCAATCCGATATGTGATTCAATTTTGGTGCCATTCAATGCCATCCCGGCTAGGTCAGTGGCAAGGCAGACAAGATCGACAGGTTCAAGAAGATATGACGCCATGGTCACGAAGTCTTCTAATGTTAGCCGCATTTCCTGTGGATGGCTTGTGCCCCGGTAGTATTCGCCCATAAGTTCTGCTAAGTCGACCCGCTCTATTCCGCAGGGAGCGTTAAATATAAACCGTCTGATTAAATCATCCGAAGGGGTGAACCCCTCAAGTTCTGTAAGTGATATTTTCATTTTTTAGCACCTCTCAAGTCTGCACCGCGCAAGTTTGCACGGTTCAAGTCCGCCTCTATCAAGTTGGCATGTCTCAAGTTTGCGCGGTTCAAGTCCGCATGTCTCAAGTCTGCCCCGGCCAATTTTGCACAGCGCAAGTCTGCATCCCTCAAGTCTGCATCCCTCATGTCTGCACCGCTCATGTCCGCAAAGAACAAGTTCGCATCCCTCAATTCTGCACCGCTCATGTCTGCACCGCGCAAGGTTGCACTGCTCAAGTTTGCACCTTTCAAGTTTGCACTGCTTAAGTCTGCATGTTTCAAGTTTGCACTGCTCAAGTCTGCATGTTTCAAGTTTGCACCGAACAAGTTTGCACCGAACAAGTTTACACCGCGCAAGTTTGCACCGAACAAGTTTACACCGCGCAAGTTTGCACCTCTCAAGTTTGCGCTGCTCAATTCCACATATCTCAATTCCGCACTGCTCAAGTCTGCTTGTCTCAAGTCGGCATGTGTCAAGTCGGCATGTGTCAAGTCTGCTTGTCTCAAGTCTGCACCGCGCAAGTCTTCACCTCTCAGGCATATATTGCCGGGGGCGGCGATTATCTTTTCAAGTTCCGCCTGTGTCATTTTCATTTTTTAGCCCCTCGTTTAATGGTGGCCGCTACTTCTTTACCGACGACAACCCCGGTGTATAGGCCGAGCGTGAAAATTAGACCGTTGGCAAACAGTGGGTGAAGTTGGAACATGTTAGCCAGAATGGACAGGCTGAACGATGCGATAAGAACATATAAAGGTGCAAGTAGTGTGTGTTTAAGTTTCATAATATATCTCTCTGGTGTTGGTGGTTAAAAAATTTGGGCCGCGGTTTCTTTCAAGATGATCTCAGTATGTCGACCATCGAACACCACGCGCACAACTTCAGACCCGCGCACCATTTCAAGGTTTGTCGGGTGAGGTTCGCGGGCGTGGAAGAAACCTTCTTTAATAAGGAGGGCGCGAACAGTTCGGACGCAGTCCCAACTTTCACGGATAGAAAAAGGGTGGTAGTTGTTCAGTTGGCGGGTGAGCTTAACTTTTAATTTGATGGTGTCCGCGCATTGAAAAATGTTCATTGTTTTGCCCTCATAAATGTTTGTCCACTAAAACGATAAAAACGGCGTCTTCCCATGGGGTTTTGCTGGTGGATTTTACCCCCTCAAAAAGAGGTGAAATTCTACCCCATTATGGGCTGCTTTTATAGGCCGTTTGCCTCGTTTTTTACGCTTTTAGTATAGACCCTTCGCAAGAGGTGTCAATAAAATATCTGCAAATAAAAGTTTTAAATTTTTGGTGGGCTTGGTGGGCAGGAGATCGGATTCCGTAAATTCCTAAAACGGGTAATTTACGGAATCCGATCTGTGGTTAACAAGTTTTACATTTGTACCACTACAAGGTATTTTTATGAGTCCAGCTACAGGCCCCGCCGCTAGCGGGCTGGAAAAATTGTGCCCTCATAAACGCTAACTTTCTACTCTTGTATATTGAAAAAAAAAAATTATACTAAAAACGTAAACGAAAAAAAAATTACAATATAAAGGAACGAAAAGTTACTGTCTATGAGTCCATGAGGGCACGTTTTAAAATTGGGTACTATTTTTAGGCATTTTTAAGGGGTATTTTTGACAAGTTTTTAAGGGGTATTTTTGACCGGGTTTTTGAGGGCTAAATATTGGCAGAATTGGCGGGTTTTTATGATGCAGTTTTTGGGGCCGATTTTGTGCAGTTTTGGAGATAAAAACTTAAGAATTGAAAAAATGCCCCCCTTAAAAAGTTTTCAATTTATTTCAATTTTATACTTTACTAAATCCGTAAATAATACTATATTTAAAACTCAAACAACAAACCGGGCAAATCAAATGCAAACTATCACTTCAATATCTAAACTTCGCGCATCAATGCTAACTAATGGCCTAGTTAAATTTGAAACCCGCGGCGTGGTCACTACCGGAAATACTAACGGGTTCCGTGGGAAGGTTTTCAGAGGCAAAGACATTATCATTCGCAAAAACCTTGATGGCTCTTACCTTTTCGCAATCAAAGAGCGTGAGACCGGGGCAATCGCTAAGATATCAACATTTACCACAATAGCGGCCCTTAAAGACCACTGGAATCGATAGCCTCGAAAACCCTGTCATTTAATACCTGACAGGGTTTTTACCCCTTCATAAGCCCCACTTATCAACCCCTGCCCTCACATAAGAAAACATCATGTAAAATTATCAGTATCCACCTTTACTAAATCCGTAAAAGGGTTATACTCATAACTCAATCAACAAATCAACCGGGACATTAAACCCATGAAAATGACACAGGCAGAACTTGACAAGATAATCGCAGCGGGCCATGTAGACTTGCGCCGTGCAGACTTGCGCCGTGCAGACTTGCGCCATGTAGACTTGCGCCGTGCAGACTTGCGCGATGCAGACTTGCGCCGTGCAGACTTGCGCGGTGCAGACTTGAGCCATGCAAAATTGCGCGGTGCAAACTTGATCGATGCAAACTTGAGACACGCATACTTGATACACGCAGAATTAAACGAGGCAGACTTAGGATTTGCGGACTTGAGGGGTGCAAACTTGAGGGGTGCAAACTTGAGATATGCAGAATTAAGCGAGGCAAACTTGAGCAGAGCAGACTTGCAGTACTCAATGGGGGATGGGCGTCGTATAAAAACTCTACACTGTGGAATGTATCACGTCGTTATGTGGGATGATTGCATGGCTATCGGATGCACTAGCAAGAGCGTTGATGAATGGCTAGGTCTCAGTGAAGATGATATCCACCGCATTGACCGCTACGCGGTAAAGTGGGCGAAAACTTGGAAACCAATTCTAGAAATGATTTTAAAAGCAGAGGTGTGATATGTGTATTATCAGAACAGGCGAAATTGAAACGATGGCGCAGCAGTTAATCAGAGAGTACGGCAGCAATATCGATGGATTATTAGAAGATGCGAAGTATTCGAGTATTCACCATTCGACCCGGAGGTGGGGCAAATTTCACGACTTCATTTTCGAAGACCATAGCAAGCTGGTGGTCGGGTTTAACGGCGCACATGATGACGGCATGGCAACGGATGCGGATATTCATAAACTGGGCATGGGGGTAGAAGCATGAGTATTACAACTTTAGAAATACGCAAAGGGGATATCCTGAACGTCGAAGGTATGCTCGTTCGGGCGGCATCAATCCGCGAGATATGCGGCCTTTATCGCCTAACGATTTTTAATATCCAGTGTGATGTTATTGACGAGTTAGGCACGGAACATGAATCACACATGTTCGACGATAGTGAGCGCTCAACGTTAACCATCCAAGGCAATAAACACACGCTTTGGGAATTAGTCAGCAGAATGGGAGAATAGTCATGGACTTTGAATCTTATTTCATTATTGCAATAATCGCCTTACTAGTTATCCCGGCGGTGTTTCAAGAAATCGTACTCGATAATAAGCCGATAAAGCTCAAGCATTACCCTAAGATGGTGGTTTACTCTAACATATGTTTTGCACTGGTGGCCGTTGCATTCACTTTCGGGGTCGCCGTGTGCGGCCTCCTAATCGTCTGTATCAATCATCTAGCGTTTGATGGGCCTTCGGTCGAGTTAATCGCTAAAACGCTATTCTGGCAGCTTTAGGGCTGCTTTTTGCTATAATTAAACACTAAACGTATGAGGTCACAGCCATGAAAAATTATAAGCTATCCGAATCTAGTAAGAAAAACCTTGCAACGTGTAACCTGTGCATAGTCGACGCGGTGGAGTATGCCTTGCAATTTGTAGACATTGGCGTGGTGTGCGGTCATCGCCCTATAAGCGTGCAAATGTCACTGATGGAACAGGGCCTAACTAAAACATTAGATTCAAAACACTGCAGACTACCGAGCCACGCGGTCGATCTTATGATATACGTTGCGGGGTTTGGATATGTTACCGAGAAAACAGACCCGGAGAAGTACCGCCAATATTACGGACGTTTGGCGGGCATACTTGAAACGTATTGCCACCACCACGGTTTGCACTTCAGATGGGGCGGCGATTGGGACAAGGACGACAGTTTCAATGATCAGTCGTTTGATGACCTAGTACATTTTGAAATTTACCCATAGACATAAAAAAAACCCCCGGCCAGATGCAACAAAGGTCGGGGGTAAAAGCAGAAATATCAAGAGAGATATTTTAAACATTCGAGGGCACGAACGTTAAATGTTATTATCAGGTATAAACTAATTTAATGCAAGTGAGAAGGATAAAAAATAATGGCCGCCTCGTATAAATATCAAACCCACTTCCCGGACATGGCCTACCGTCTGACCCTCGCCGGGTATTCTACCACAGATCTAGCCAAAGCCTTTGATGTGTCCATTCAGTCAATTTGTTACTGGTTAAAAACATACCCGGAGTTTAAAGCAGCCGTACACGCCGCCCGCCACGAATCTAATGCCGAGGTAGTGGCCGCCCTGTATAAATCTTGTGTGGGGTTTTCCCGCAAGGTTACGAAGGAGATATCAACGGTCGACGGCGTGCAACAGGTAGAAGAAGAAAAGTTCTTCGCGCCACACATAGGGGCCATTAAATACTTTCTTAATAACCGTTGCCCGGACAAGTGGAGCGAGCGGCAAGAGTTAGAGCTATCCGGCGGAGGGGTTAGTTTTAACCTCGATTTTACTGGTAAAGGCCAGCCGAAAAACAATGGAGAAGATACCCCCGAAGATGCAGAAAACATGGACTTTCTAGACTAACGTGTTAAAATTTATATAAACCGTAAACCAACATAGAGGGCCGCAACATGGGACACCATTTTAACTGTCATTGTGCAGAGCGACAGAAACCACTATTGGAACGCAAATGGGAAATTCTGCAGTACAAGTGGAATTCAGGCGCGTTTGTTAAAGGCGATGGGGAACCGTCGGATTATTCCACCATAGTTTGCCATTCGTGCGACCGGGTGGGCAGAACTAAAGCGGCGTATATCGACCGCTTATTTGTAAATCAAAAGCAAGCAGAGGGCGAAACATTATGATCCAGCAAAACCTATTAAGTGACAAGCCGATGACCGATGCAGAGCTGCTAGAGTTCTGCAAAAATGAGTACGAGCGGGCTTGTGAAACGCTCAGCAATGCTAAAATCGCAGTGAAAGAAGAACAGTTATTCTTATGTGATTGTGTTCAAATCCGGCTAGAATTTCAAAACTCCACCAGCTTTCAAGAGTTCGACTATGAAGCGAATCTCGCGGATCTGCAGACGGACGAAAACGAAGCAATGAAAGCGCTATGCGAAGCAATATCCGACTGTATCGAGGCGGAACGTATAAAAGAAACGGCGCTTGAACAATACGAAACTTTAAAAGCTAATCAGAAGGAATAGCCTTTGTTCACTGTAAATTATGCGGCTGGCCCTACCGGGGCCGCCCTTCACAGAAGTAAAAAAGTTGTACGGGGTTTCATGGGGCCAGTGGGGAACGGTAAATCTGTAACCTGCATAATGGAAATGCTAAGGATGGCGCAGGCCCAGAAACCAAATGTAAACGGTGTTCGAAAAACCCGGTGGGTTATAATCAGGAATACCAACGAGCAGTTAAGAACGACCACCCTAAACACATGGAAGCAATGGATCCCTGAAATCATATCGCCCGTTGTCACCCACCCCATGATACGCACTACCCTTGTGCAAGAAATCAAGCAAGACGGCACAAGCATTGAAATGGAGGTCTACTTCATTGCACTTGACCGCCCGGATGATGTTAAAAAGCTTTTATCTTTGGAAGTGACAGGGATATTTATCAATGAGGCCCGCGAAATCCCTTACGCAGTTGTTAAAGCAGCGCGGGAACGCATAGGCCGATACCCGGCACAAGTTGACGGCTATGTCGATGACAAAGAGAAAGAATACAAAGCGCCACGCGGCCCCCGGGGTGAGCTTAAACCCTGTACGCGTAAAGCCCTGCTAATGGACACGAACCCACCAGACGACGAACACTGGTGGTATCAATTGGCGGAACTCGGATACCTTAAAACCGCAGAGAATACACAAAAAGCCAAGAAGGAAACGGAACGTATTTTCGACTTTTTCCGGGGGCCTGCCCCACTAATCAAAGATAAGAATGGGGATTATCAACCTAACCCACTGGCTGAGAACATCGCTTATCTTGATGGCGGATACCAATACTATCTTGATATGATAGCAGGTAACACTGAAGATCATATCAATGTGCAAGTTCTAGGCAACTATGGCACAATCAAACAGGGCAAGCCTGTATATCCTGAGTACAACGATACAATGCACTGCCCACCAAAACACTTTTTACCTGATCCAAGCTTGCCTATATGTCTAGGGTGGGACTTTGGCCTAACCCCGGCATGTGTCATCGGGCAGATGACATCGACGGGTCAAGTGCGTGTACTTAGCGAATTATGTTCCGAGGACATGGGGGTCTATCAGTTTGCCCGGGATGTCGTTAAGCCATACCTAGCCCGATGTTTTAAAGGGTACTCAATCGGGTTCAGCTACGGCGACCCGGCGGGCAACAACAAAGGCGAGGGCCGGGGTGAATCTGCCATCGGAATATTAAATGATGACGTTGAAATCGAAGGGCAAGAGCCACTAAACATGGGCTTTACTACTGAAAAATGCCCCAATATCGGCAACAACGACATAACGAAACGCCTTAATTCTGTTATATCATTTCTAACCCGGCTAGTGAATGGATCCCCCGCGTTCATGCTAGACAAGCGGTGTGCAATGTTGCGTAAAGGATTCAACGGGGGCTATTGTTATAAAAGGGTCAACGTTGTGGGGATAGATGAAAAGTACCGCGACAAACCAGACAAAGATAAATACTCGCACCCACATGACGCCCTACAATACCTTATGGTGGGTTTCGCTGGTGGTTTCGTTAAAGACGACTCTATCGAGCAGGACGAATGGGAACGCGACTACAAAGACACTAACGCATTAGGATATTAAACCATGAGCTTAAGCAAACTATTAGACTTCATACGTAAACCGAACATTTCTGAAGAAATCGACCAAGACGTCAAAGACCGCCTAGCGCGGTTTGTTGTTGAATGCCACACCGAAGAAGTCGAAAGCATGTCCGAATGGTCAGAGTTCATCGAAAAAGGGGTAGAGATAGCAAAACAGGAATTGACAGCGCGGTCGTATCCTTGGGATGGCGCAGCCAACTTTAAAAGCCCTATTCCTTTGGAGGCGGTCACTTTGTTTGGGGATCGCGCAACGACTGAGATTCTAAGGGACGGGGACCTAGTCAAGTCCCGCATAACTGGAAAAGAAACACCCGAGAAAAAGGCAAGAGCTGACCGGGTCATGGGCTACATGAATTATCAGTTTAATACTGAGCTTGAAAACTGGCGCGACCAACAAAGCGGATTGTTTTACACACTAGCGGCCTATGGCGTGGTGTTTAAGAAGACATTCTTTGACGGGTCAAAAGGTCATAACGTGTCGGAGTCGATAACATATCCCAATTTCTCGGTGAATCAATCATGCGGTAAAGGAGACAGCCTTGAGGCGTTCACCCACATTCTCCGATATACTCGAAACGACATCGAAGAACGGTTCCGCGCTAAGATATGGGAGCGCGTCGACCTGTTCAGGGCCGAAGATTCACAAGAGCATAAAGATTCAAAGATCGAATCAAAGGAACCCGAAGAATTTTTAGAGCATCATTGTAGTTTTGACCTAGACGAGGACGGCTACGCAGAACCATACGTCGTGACAGTTCACAAGGAATCGTCGCAAATCGTCCGCATAGTTGCACGCTACGAAGAAAACGACATCATTGTCATGAATGCCCTCGGGGTGGCACGAAAGCTTGAAAACGCTTTACAAGAAGCGCAAGAGCGTATCGATATGCAGCAGCAAGACGTTATGATGGCGAATCAGTTAGCGTCAGCCCAAGGTCTGCCCGAGCAAGTTCTACCCGAGCTAGACACTGAAGCGGTCATGAAAGACCTTGAACTTGTCCGCATTACCCCCATGGAAATGATCACTAAATATGGGTTTGTGCGCCCCATTGATGGGTCATACTTAGACCATGGATATTTGCATATACTAAGCGCATATGCACAAGCAGTTAACACGACAACGAATCAGCTAGTAGATTCGGGAACATTGGCAAACTTGCAAGGCGGGTTCGCCTCTAAAGATTTCAGAAACACCGGGGTAAAACTATCGGTTAAAGCCGGGGAATTCACCCCTTTAAAAGGTGTTACCGCCCAACAACTGCAGACGGGCCTTTTTCCCTTCCCATTTAAAGAACCGTCACAAGTTCTTCTTGCCCTGAATGAGCAGACCAAGAACGAAGCGCGGGGGATGACTTCAGTCATCAATTTTAAAGAGGTTATGGGGCCGAATGCGCCAGCCACAACAACCCTCGCACTGTTACAAGAAAACATGATCCCCACGTCAGCTTTAATGACTCGGATCTTGACGGCCATGTCGTCCGAGTTCCGAAAAATGTTCAACCTTAACCGTAAATACATAGACCCGTTTACCTATCGCCAAGTGTTAGACGATTTTGAGGCAAGCTTCGAAGCTGATTTCTCGCAGACTGACATTGATATCGTACCCACTGCAAATGCACAAATGACGTCACAGATGCAGCGTTTGCAAATGTCAGCGGTATTACTTGAGCAGTTGCCCGCCATCATGCAAACCGGGGGCGACCCTAAACCCATCATGTCGCAGTTCATTGATAACATAGATTCAGAATTAACGGATCTAGTGTACCCGGCAGATGGTGAGCTAAGCCCTGAACAGCAGCAATTACAGCAGCAACAACAGGAAATGGCCGAAATGCAAAACCAGCTACTTGAGAAACAAAACCAGCTACAAGAGCAGCAAATAATGCTGGCTAAGCAAGACCTAGACCGCAAAGACCGCGAGGCAGAGGCAAAAGCAGCTAAAACCATGAAAGAAATTGAGAAGATGAACACTGAAATGGTGTTAAATCTAGAAAAGGCAGAGTCAGAGGATGTAAAAAATCAAATAGAGAACTATACTAAGCAGGTTCAAGCCTTAGTACAGGGCTTGGGCGCTTTAAACAATATGAACAACCAATAGTTAAGGAGTGTAAGACATGCACGACCCTATCAATATTAACAAGCAGATTGCAGAGCTTGAAGAAAAAAACCGCAATAACCCCGTATCAATGGAAAACTTCGATTACTGGCGACGTAACCCTGTCACCAAGCGTTTTTTCAGAGACCTAGCCATTCTAATGCACGATTTAAACACCCAACCTTCAGCGGACACCGTGGAAGCTTTAGCGCTCCACACGGCGGGCCGTATTGCCGTTAATGACTTGGTGGAATTGTTAAATGAGTGGGAACCCAAAGAACTAGAGGGAGTATTTGAACGATGAAACCATGCGGATATTATGTACTGGTTAAGGTTGAGGAAGTTGAAGTAAAATCGGCTTCTGGCATCATTATCCAAACCCGAGAAGGGGCGGAACGGGAATTCACCGGGCAATGTATCGGTCAAGTGCAATCGTTTGGCCCCCTAGCTTTTAAAGGCTTGGCGGGTGGCAAATGTAAAACCCCTAAAGATTGGGGGGTAGAAGTTGGCGACATGGTGGAATTTAACCGATATGACGGCAAAGTCCCCCACGCGGAGGGGTTCAGTAATTACCGATTGATACAAGATGAACATATATGGGCGGTTATCAAAAAAGGTGATTGTTCTAAAAAACTTCATATTCATGACGAAAACGCATAAAAAGTGCCCACCTAAAAACGGGACAAAATTTTATGAGTCCAGCTACAGCCCTTTAGGTATGCGGGCTGCAAATTTTGTGGACTCATAGACACCATTTTTTAACTCTTATATATTGGGATTTTTTTTTACACATAACGTACATATAAAAAAAATATTATATATAGGGGAGAAATAAAGCGCGTTTTACGCGTCCATGAGTCCACAAGGGCAATGTTTAAGAAAATAGACAAAAGGTGATAATATGGCAGATGGTAAAGACACGACCACCCAAGAAGAACAAAACGAAAACATGGCAGATTTTGATCTGCAAGATTTTATAAACTCCGACCCGGATAATGATGTCATCGAAGGGGAAGTCGAAGAAGTGGTCGACGACAACGACGACAACGTCGATGAGCTGGACGACGACAATGTCGATGAGCTGGACGACGACCCCGAGGTCGACCCTGAAATCGAGAAGGCCCGCGCAGGCGGCCACGTCAGCAAAGATGAATGGGTTGCGCAAGGTAAAGACCCCGACGATTGGGTGAGCGCTCGACGGTTCAATGAACGCGGCAGCATGATCGATACAATCAAAAACCTACAAGAGCAGACCAAAACTTTTGACAAACGACTAGAAAACGTTAACACCCTTGCGATGCTCCAATTGCAGCAGGTGCAAACACAGCTTGCATCCCTTGAGCAAGAAAAGCGCGAAGCTATCGAAATGGGGGACGTTGAACTAGTTGATCAGCTACAAAACCAAATCAACAACGGGCAAGGTACGGTAAACATATTAAATAATCAGATACAGTCTGAACAGAAACCGCAGGGGGTCCCATCTGATGTCGTGCAACTCGAAACTGAGTGGAACAGTCGTAATCCTTGGATCAACACCACCGACCCAACTAACCCGGATTTTGGTAAAGCTCATTTTGCTCAAGGGCTATACGCCAATTTACTCAACCAAGGTGTCGCCCCTGCAAATGCTTTGCAACAGGTCGATCGTACCGTCCTTGAGAAATTCCCACCAGTTAACCCCCGCCGCAAAGAAGCAGGGGCGGCGGACTCGTCAAAACCAAAAGGCACAGCCCCAAAAGGCGGGAAACTTTCATGGTCGGACTTATCGCACGATGAAATAAAACTTTTTAACGGGATGGCGGGGACTTGGACTAAAGAAGAATTTCTCCAAACCGTTGCAGATTCACGCAAAACTAACTAAGGGGCTAAGACATGGCGAATAACAGAGAAAGACAAGATACTAACAAAAAGATCGATCAGCAAAAAGCGGGATCGGGTCGCGCAGAACGCGGCACTGAACGGGTGCCGATGGGTTCAACCTTAAAACTATTACATCATGGGATGGACCCAAATTATCATTATCGTTGGATGTCTGCAGCGGACGGCCGCCTAGAACAAGCGCAAGGTGCATGGTATGAATTTGTTCTTGATGAAGCCGGAAACAAGAAGAAACGCACCAAGGGCGCATCTACTTTGTATTTGATGCGCTTACCTATGGAATTCCACCAAGAAGATCAAAAGTTGAAGGAACGACGAATCATTGATACACTTAACAAGGAACAAGTTTTAGAAGATGGTGAATACTTACCAGATGATCGCCGCTCGGTACTGCAAAAAGACAACGCAGCCTCAGACGATTTCGATCCCTTGGGATAACTATTCAACTTCATAGCAAGCGGGACATGTTCCCGCCTTTTTTGGAACGGAAAAAAGAAAAAAGTTTCGTTAACAAAAAACAAATTATACTCAATTAAGAGTATTACTTATTTTTATTTAACGGAGTTATCATAATGGCTGGATTTAAACCTATTAAATCACAAGCTGGCGCAGGTTCAGAAGGTAAATTATTCACCTATGAAGTTGCCGCAGCACATGCAACCCTTTTATCCCCGGGCGACGTTGTCCGTATCACTGGCACAGCGGGCGCGGCTACAGGCGTACCACAAGCGGACGCGGCCACAGCGACGCAGTCAATCACGGGCGTTCTAGACTCGGTTGATTTTATCCTTTCGGGTGAAAACTTAACGGAAACGGGCCTACCCGCATCGACCGCAGGAACTATCAAAGTTAATGTTGATCCACAGATGCTATATGAAGTTGAAGTCGCTAACGGCCCGCTAGTCGTGGCAAATGTCGGCCTTAACGCTGATATAGTGGCGACAGCGGCGTCAAAATCTGGCGGCCTTACCGTTTCAAATATGAAGCTTAACGCCACAGGCGTAGCAACAACACAGACCCTTCCTTTCCGCATTGTTGCGTTATTGGAAGATTCGGCAGGTGTTTTAGGAAATAAGGCGCTAGTCCGTCCTAACAACATGACTTCAGGCGATGGCGCTACAGGCGTTTAATAAGGGGAACTAGACACATGTCAGGAACAATTACCACGGGCAACATGCCACGACTTTTGCAAGAAGGTCTAAATAAAATTTTCGGTGCCTCTTATAAAGAGCATATGACCGAATGGGACAAGATTTTCGACGAGCATAAAAGCTCTAAAGCGTATGAAGTTGACGCACAGCTAGAGGGCTTCGGCCTTGCCAGTGTGAAAACCGAATCGGATGATCTGGCGTTTGACTCTATCCGCCAAGGTTTCACACCTAAGTATCAACACTTAACATACGCTAAAGGCTTTATCTGTTCTAAAGAAGCGATTCAAGATGAACTATATGGCCAATTCCAAGCAAAGGCGCGACGTTTAGCGCGTTCTATGCAAGTGACAAAGGAAGTCGTCGCGGCTAACGTTTTAAACCGTGCGTTTAATTCGTCGTATACGCAAGTGGATGGCGACGGCTTAAGTTTACTTAATGCCGCCCACATCAACGGGCCGAGCGGTGGCACGTATAGCAACATTCTTTCAGTCGCGGCGGATTTAACCGAAGCGTCACTAGAAGATATGATGATCTTAATCGGTAACGCCACAGACGCCCGCGGTATCAAAATCGCTTTGATGGCGCAGCGTTTGATTGTACCAACTGATCTACAGTTCGAAGCTCAGCGCATTCTAGGCTCAGTCCTTCAGAATGACACGGCTAACAATGCGACCAATGCTTTGCGTGACATGCGAGCAATCAAAGACGGCTATGTGGTTAATCACCGCCTAACTGATCCTGATGCTTGGTTCATCAAAACGGACGCACCAGAAGGATTGAAACACTTCAGCCGTCAAGGTGTAGAATTCGGCCAAGACAACGCCTTTACTTCAGGTAATGCGCGATTCAAAGCTGATGAGCGCTACTCGTTTGGATGGTCTGACCCTCGCGGCTTATATGGCAGCGCAGGCGCTTAAGATTAAAAAGAGTAAAAAGGGGGCCTAGTGCCCCTTTTTGTTATCATGACGGAGTATACAAATGTTTGAATTCACTATAGAGGGCAAGCCCCACAGAATTAACCCGGTTGACCCTTTCGGCGATGGCAATGAATTAATCCTAAATATGGAATGGTACGACGGCCAGAAGTGGATCAGGGAGGCATACCCTTCGATATATGTCACCCAATGCGCTGACACGCCATCAACTCACGCGGCGTTTAACAAGGCAATATCAGAGATAAACGCTAAGTTAGAAACCATGTACGGCGGAGGGGCGACCATCCCGACCCGGGGTTTCGACTTATTGCGATATTTGATCGATAATAAGCTAGAATTAAAAGGTATAGAGTTAGTAAAGAAACCTTAAACGCTCTATATACCCATTAATGGCCCACATGGGCTGAATATTTTTTTTGTTAAGGGGCACATTATGCCGACACGTTTTAAAGGTGGTATCACTACCGCAGCAAAAGCCGATCCACTCGGCGAATTTATCCTCCCTGATATGACGAAAGCCCATATCTATTTTAATGACTTTGACCACTACCTAGCGGCGGATTGGACGGTCACAGAAGTTGGCGTCGCAACTCAAGCACTGACTAACGCAGACGGCGGGGTGTTACTAATCACCAACGCTGCAGCGGACGACGATTCAAGCTTTAGTCAGAAAGTAGGCGAGTCGTTCAAAGCCGAATCCGGCAAAAAAATGTGGTTTGAAGCACGTTTGAAAGTTTCAGACGCGACACAATCTGATTGGGTTGTGGGTCTGCAAATCACGGACACCACGCCGCTTGATGTCACTGACGGGATCTATTTCCAAAAGGATGATGGCGACACCAATATTGACTTCCATGTCGAGAAAAACAACACAGCGACGTCTAGCGCGGCCATTGGCACTAATGCCGATGATACTTATGTGCGTGTGTCATTCTATTACAATGGCGTAGATGAAGTCGTTGCCTTTGTTGATGGCGTCCGCAAAGCGTCAGTCGCGGTCACAAACCTACCAGATGACGAGGAACTTACTGTCAGTTTCGGTATTCAGAACGGCGAGGCAGTGGCTAAAACAATGTCAGTCGATTATATCTTGGCCGCAAAGGAGCGTTAATAATGAAATATCGAATCACGGCCAATGATGACAAAAAAACGGCTAAAGATTTCCCTTTTGTGATCGTCCTTGACCCTGAAGGGGCCGCGGAGATAATGGGGAAAGCGTCAAGTATCATTGAAGCGCTCATGGTGCTTCGGTCTATTTTAAAGGGGTAATGTATGCCTGAAGGTTCACGAAGTTTAGGCATGAATATCCCCCATAGGGATTTTTTGCTTGATGTGATCATGGGCCGCATGGAGGGGTACACTCCGGCTTTTGCCGTCGGTGTCACCCCCAACCTAGACGCGGTTGATGGAACGGTAACACTATGGGATGGTGCGGACTATGGCGCAGCGGGCGGAGGCATAGTTGTCCCGTTAACCGTTGGGACTAACCTATACATATCAAGTTCAAGCGCGGCGGATACCGCGGTCACGGTACTAGTCGAAGGGCTAGACGCTAATCATGTCGAGCAAGTCTTAACAGTAGCGGTAAATGGTCAAACCCAAGTATTGATAGGTAATTTCATTCACGTTCAAGTTGCGACGGTTGTTGCAGGGAACCCGGCGGGGGATCTGTATATTGCCACATCCACGGCATTAACCGGGGGAGTTCCTAACACAAAAACCACAATAAAAAGTAAAGTCATACAGGGTAAAAACATTACCCATAATTGCTTTTATATGGTTCCGGCGGGCAAGGGTGCGATTATTATGAGCATACGCGGCAGCACGAACAGCAATAGGGATGCACTAGTTACCACACATTTAACATATTTAAATCAGCCAAAAGTTGAGTTTATCAGCTACGACATAGCGTCATGGGTTCAGTGGGGATCACCGACACCCATAGCAACGAGGGACGCAGCAGGGAACCGATTTATAATCATCCCCGAAAAGTCGTTTTTAGAGTACCGAGTATCTGTAGAAGATAATAACACCCGGACTTTTTTCAGCTTTGATATGGTCTTAGTTGATAACCAACAATTTAACATTGCAGAGGTCTAACACATGGGACGCAGAACAGTTACAAAGCCAACAACCGACCCGGTTCAATTTGTGATGAATCACAAAGGCACACATTCATACGCCGCGACAATTTTAAACCTGACAGGGGCCAATATCACCGTGACCGTGACAAACCAAGATATACAAAGCACAACCAGCCCGACATATGCAGCGCCCGCGGCGGGGGCTTTAGTAATATCAGCTAACACAATGGGGTCGATTAATGTGCCATATGAAGCCATGAATTTAGCGGGTACTGGCACAGGCACCATTGAGATCGTCGAGGTGGGCTAGGATGAAACAGCGGATCGGAAAAAATAGATACGTCGCGGGTGACTATTTAGTGAAAAGCGACAGGTCAGGCCGCGTCTTTTTGCGTTCTCAAATGCGCAAAACATGGGACGGTCTGCTTGTCCATCATTCGGAGTGGGAACCAAAGCACCCACAACAAGAATTAAGGGTTATTCAAGAACAGAATATTGTAGATGAAACCCGCGTAGAATCGGACAACGACGCCGATTTATTACAAAAAGTTGGGAGCGTTGACGAACTATGACCAGAACCGCCGTTTTAAATTCAACAGCTATCGAGCTGATAACCGATGCCCTCGACATATTGACTGTTGCGGACGCAAATCAGCCACTTTCAGCAGAAGACCAAGCAACAGGGCTACGCGTGTTTAACCAAATGATTAAACTTTGGCAGGCGCAAGGCAAACACCTATGGTCTCTCACAGAAGCAGTTATCCCGCTAGAAAAAGGGGTTAACGCGTACACACTAGGCCCGGGCGGGTCAAATGTTGCGAACCTGTCTGATTTCATAAGCACAACATTGGCCGCTGATGCCGCAATGTCCGCAACAACTATCACACTCTCGTCAGTTGCGGGTATGCTTGGCGCGGCTAACACCCTAGCCAGTGACCCCGCTGACTCGACAACGGGATGGGCCACCACAGGCTCGACTATCGCGTCAGATGGGGACATTTTAACACTCACTAACAGCGGCGCGGCTTCAGGGTATGCGGATTACACGCTAACCACTGAGTTCGGCGAAACATATATCGTGGATTTCGAATACACGCTAGGCACTTCCGCTGGGGCCACGTTCAGCATAGAAGACACCATCGACGCCGCTACACTGGCAACCTTGAACCTGACGGCCACCGCATCGGGCCAACTTGAATTTACCGCCACGCAGAACAGCCACGCGCTAAGATTCAAAAATGATTCAACGACAGTCAGCGAAGATTCGCTCATATACTCAATTTCGTTCAAAGTGAAAGATTCAGGCGACAAAATCGGGG